ACTTTAGGAGCCATAGTTCCTTCAGCAATTGTTTGTACTGATTCAGCCATTAAGTAAGGCATGAATACTAATCCAGCACCGTTACCATCACCTTTTCTACCAACTAATACTTCGTGCGCCTTACCGGTAACACTACCGATAGTTTTAGTCTCACCATCAAACTGCATGTTTGGGTCAGTGTAAACATTTACACCTGCAACAGAACCTACTGGGTAGATTGCACCTGCAACTTGGTTAAATGTGTTAGCCATTGGGTTTGGTACGAATCCAGCAACTGCTTGTAAAGCTGAAGCAACTTTTGCATCAACTACAGCGAAGTTACCAGCACCTCTACGTCCTCTGTTTGCGATTAAGTTCGCAGCAGCAAGAATGTGAGTAAGGATTCTTCTGTTTACATCACCGTAAGTGTTTCCACCTAAAGAGTAATCTAATACAAAATCAGAAATTCCTGATTCAGCGATAGCTCTCATTTTACCTAAAATGTGAGTGTTAATAGACTGAGTTAATTCGTTAGTTAATACTGCTTCTACTTGAGCAACAGCATCTACACCGAATTGTTTTAAATCTTGTACTTGCTCTCTAGTAACTGCAGCAGCAACTTGGAAAGTTTCAGCAGCAACACTTTTAGAGAATAAAGAAAGACCCATTACTTTGTCAGCAGTTCTTTCACCATCTTCTCTTGTCATTGGCTCGTAATCTGCTTTACCAGTAGATACACCAGCACCTGAGAATCCAGGAACGTGATCTTCTAATGCAGTAACTAATGCAATATTAGTATAACCAGCAGCTTCTAAATCTAACTTTACGTTAGCCTTTTCTAAATCACCTACTTTGAAAATTGCGTCTCCGTCAATTCTAGATTCACCAACATAGTCGTGTGCACCGTTAGTTCCGACAACCTTANCAATATCTGCTAAAGCACCTGTAGCCTTAACATAAGTTGGAGCTGTTCCACCTAATGTAAGAGTTCCACCTTCGTATACGAAATCTAGGTAAGATAATAATCCCATTGGTCCAGCCATTGGAATTACTGGTACTAAGTCTAAACCGATAGTTTGAGCAGCAACTTGCATTGCTAAAGGTAAAAGTGTTGGAGCTTTGTCTCCAGAACCGTTACCACCTGCACCGTTACCGTTTACACCAGCTCCGTTAGAGATTGCGCTAGGGAATGATACAGCACCCATACCAGCCAAGTTCATTGGACCAGGGTTGTTTGATAAAGACATGATGTTCGCGTCTTCATAAAGTTTATGGTTGTGACAGTAAGTCGACATCCATGCTAATTTGCTAGATTCATTGATACCTGTAGCTTCCGAAATGATCGGTGCCCATGTACTTCTGATCTCAGCTTCGTTTAATAAATTTGCCATTTTTAATGATCGTTTTTTTTGTTGTTTATATTCGACATTTATTGGGCTTTCTGCTTCTGTCACCCTTATCGTCGATGTTTTATTTGTTAATTATATATCTATAAATTATTTGTTAAATCTTTTCTTGAATGCATCTGCATAATTTGATACATCATATAGAGTATTATCTTTAGCTTCAGCTTCTTTAGATTCTGTAACCATTGCTACTTTCTCCATTTGAACTGGAGCTTCTCTTAAATCTCTAGTTTGCCAGAAATTAGCAACTTGATATTCAGTATTTAAACTATGGTATTTAGATTGTGCTACAATTTGATTCTGCTTAGCTTCTGATAAGTTTGCCCATGCTTCAGCATATTCTGTTGGCATTGCGCTAATGAATAAAGGTTGTTGACCTGCACTTTCTAGAATTAGTTGTGTGTTATTCATTAATGTTACTATTTCAGATTCTGTCATGAAACCTCTCTTAGAAACAGTATTTCTAACATCAGTCTTAGCAGATTCAGTTAATTCATTGTATTTTTCTCTTGTTGTAGAAGATACAACTTTAAAGAATGATGGATTCTCGTTCTCTTTTTTAGTTGCAGTTTCAACTAAAGCATCTAATTTAGAAGAGATTTCATTTTTGTAAGCTTCTAATGGATCTAATGCTCCATCTTCACCTTCAGCTTCTTCATCACCTTCACCAACTTCAGCTTCTTCAGTTTCATCTTCGATTTCAGAATCAGATGTTTCTGTTTCGTCTTCAAGTTCTTCAGCTTCAGTAGAGTCTCCAGTTTCGTCTTCAACATCACCTTCTGGTGCATTGTTTCCAATTTCTTCTAGTTCTTCTTCGTCTTTAGTTACAACTTCTTCACCTTCGATTCCGTTTTCTTCACCTTCAACATCGCCTTCTTCTGAATTATCACCGATACTTTCGATTTCTTCTTTATCTTCAGCTTCTTCATGGCCCTTTGCAGGATCTTCTTCTTCGGTAACCTCTTCGTTATCTTCGCCAGCTTCTTTAGCAACTTCTTCGCCTTCAACATTATCAGCTGCTTCTACATCTTCTTCTTTATCTTCTTCAGCTTCAACGTTAACTTCAACGTCTTCTTCTTCAATTACTTCTTCATTAAGAGATTCAGCAATATATTCAGTATATTCAGAAACTGACTGTATGCTTTCTTTTAAGTATTCTACATAAGCAACTAAGTTTTCTTTAGTTTCAACTCCTTCATTATGTGCTTCTGCTAAATAGTTAGCGAAATCTTTTACTTTAGAAACCGCTTCAGATACATGCTCTGTATAAGAAATACTTTCATCTAATTTTTCAGCAACATGCTCTGAATACTGAATAGATTGATCTGTTTTTTCAGCAACATGCTCTGAATACTGAATAGATTGATCTAATTTTTCTGCAAGCATTTCTACATATTCTGTTAATGTATTAACATTNTCAACAATATGATCGCTATGTGCTTTTANGTTGTTTAAACCGGATGCTTCTGTTTCTCCATTTGCACCGATTGATTCTTTAAGTGACTTGATTTCATTTGCAAGGTACTCAGAGTACTTATTGAAATCTTCAGCCTTTACAAAGTCTGCCATGTTTTTGTTTTCTTTTATTTGTATNTTTGTGTTTTGATTTTCAATATTTTCAACTAAAGTTGGAACGTCTTTATGCATTTCATAAATAAAAAGACTATCATCATTAGAATAACCATATGATTCATTAACTCTAGTTAGCTCTGCGTTTTCAAATCCAGGATCTGCAACTAAATCATAAGTAAATAATTGCTTAATTTTAACCTTACCATTAGATTCTACTGCACCTGCAGCTCTAGAAGAAATTTGTAAAGGCACTCCAGCATCTACAAGAGCTTTAGCCTGACGGCCAGCATCTGTATCTAATAATCTGATTTTACCTCTTACTTCTTTAGATTCTTTATCATAGAATAATTCTTCTACAATGTGAGATACATTCTTTAAAGATGTATCAAATTGTGTTGGGTGGTCTAATTCTCCTAAAAGCTTAGAAGACTGAATTTTAGCTTGTAGAGCCTCAATCTGAGGAACATATTCGCTCTCAGTATAGATCCTATTGTTTCTGTTTTTTTGATCAATTTGACCAAAAACACCTTCTAAAACATAGTCTTTGTTTTCAGAAGCCACCGCCGTTAATGCAGACGTTGACTTCTCAACAATCAGCAAATTATGCTTATTTTTCATATTTGGTGTTTTTCTTATTTTTAATATATATCATCATTTATTATCGAAATATCATGGTATTATATCCCAGCTAGTGGATCGTCCTCTTCTCCCTCTCCTTCGGCGTCGCCTTCTTCCTCTTTTTCCTTCTCAGCTTCTTCCGTTTTATAATCATTATACATCTTTACAAGTTGGTCAATTTCACCCTCTGCAAATGCNCCTTCGCCATANTCATCNTAGAAATATTGCTTGAATTCTTTCTCAGTAGACTTAGCTAAAATACCTCCTAGNATCTCTGCCGATTTAATACTCTTACCAGAATCTAGTTTTACGTCATCAATATAAAGATCGGATTCTTCTCCGGCCTTTAAAGCGTCTTCTTGTACTCTAGTTGAGATAAAGTCCTCAAATGTTTTTAAATTTTTCATATTTTATATATCTTTTTCAATTATTTAATATTAAAAGCCCATTCCGTCGTCTTCCTCTTCTGGCTCTTCAGCCTCTTCTTTTGACTTTTTAGATTTAGCAGCCTCGTTAGCTCTAATCTCATCATCAGAAAGTTTTAAGTACTTTTTAACTAAATACTCTTGATCGAAATAGTATTCTTCTTCCATAGTCTCTTGGTTAGTTGTCATTAGAGAGTCTCTCATATTACCAATAAACTCTAATCTCATTCCCATGATTTCCATGTTCTTCATTTCAGCAAATACATTCTCTTCATTAAATCTAAGTGCTACTTGAGTTTTAAATTGAGGATCGTTAGTAAACTCTGGATATTTAAGACACATTTGTATAAATAGAGGCTTAACAAGAATTTCTTGGAATGTAGATCTTAAACGTTTGATAAACTTACCAAACTTAATCTCATCTCTAATCATACCATCTGCTGCTAAGTTAAAGTCTCCACCACCATCTTCATATAAGAATCTTGAGTAAGGAATTTTAGAAACATGTTTTAATTTATCTGAGAAGTATTTAAGTGCTTCAGTATCATTTAATTCTGGTCCTTCACCACCAATAGTCTCAATCTCTGGAGATTCTCCCTCTTTACTTGGTAACCAATATTCTTTACTAAATTGTAGCATTGGCTTACCATCAGTTGAAAGTGAAGCTGATTCCCAATCAAAATCAACAGTCTCTTTATATGAATTCATTAATTGTGCAAGCGATTGCTTTGCTCTTGTTTTAGATTTACCACCAACTGGGATAATAAACTTCATTCTAAATGAAGCATTTGTTACAGCCCAGATTACTCTGGTATGTTCCATAATTCTTAACAAGTTAAATGCTCTTACTAATCTCTCAACATAACTAACTCTACTTGCGGTTGTTATAGAAGAGTAAGAGATATAAATTATTTGTGAGTCATAAAGTTTTCTTTCTCGAACTGGATCGTCTTTATATTGTACCCAAACTTTCTTACCATCATCATGATTATAACCTGGTATAATTGTTGTTGGATCTAATTCTTTAAATCCAATAATCTCTTTTTGGTCTGGGGAATAAATAATCTCAAATGCAAGATAACCATCTACTAAGAATTTTCTATAATAGTACCAAGCTGATTGGTCTGTGTTAAATCCAAAGTAGTGATAGATTTGTCTAAAGTATTTGTTAAGGTCTTTTTCAACCTGCTCAGATATATCTAGACCTAAAATTTCTGGCTGACAGAAGAAGTTCTTCTCATCATACACAATAGTTTCATCACAAAGTATATCTAATATATCTTCAACCTCATCATTTTGTGAAAACTTTCTAAGATCATCTCTTTTGCTAGCATATTCATTATCAAAAAACGGAATATTCTTCTTAAGATTAATATCGGTCATCGACATGGCAGCAAATGCGCCATAGATGTCATCATTGTCTAAACCAAGTGGATTAATTTGGCCATAGCCTATCTCTGCCTCCATTGGTCCAATAGCCTGTGACTGTCGTAAAACGAGGTCATCGTATCTCATACCAAATGACGAAAGGGTCTTTAAAGCATTGGAAATGCTAAAAGGCCTGCTATTAGTACTTAACGGTCCGTTTCTATTTTCTGTGAATCCTGCCATAATATCTTATTATTCTATTCTAATTATATATCTTTATTCTTTAAGTAGTTACTAAACTGCTGCCTAAGCTCGTTAATTGTGATGCCTTCTAGCTCTAAAAAGTCACACATTGCTATTTGAGCCCAGTTTTCATAAGAGACTACTTTTTGATTTTGTTTAAGGTTTGGAATATACTGTCTAATAGCAAATCCTAATCCAAATTGATCTAAAAACTTTTTGGCTCCTTTGTAATCTAAGTTTATTGGAGCTTGTGTCCTCGCGTTGTACATTTTATTACCAGATGAAGCTGATTTAATTAACCCCTTCATTCTTTCATAAATTAAATCTAATAAATCTTCTTTAACATCAACTGGTAATAGGTTTAAATTAATACCGCAATCATTTCCAGCATCTGTTGGATCTAATGCCAATACTACTGGGTTTTTATCCCACCATGGTAGAGTTGCAATATGTTTAGGTTTATCATATCTAAAAACATAAATCATTCCAGGTTTAAATGGATCTCTTGTAAACGCAACAGAATTATCGCGCATTGCAACAGATGCTTTTTCAAACCACAGCCTAGACTTAAGCATAGCCTTCGTCTTACTACGATTTTCTTTAATTAATTCCTCTATGTCTTTTTTAATTTTACCCATTTATTTTAGTGTCTTCTCTGTAAGAACTATAAACCTCCAGCCTCTATTTTCTGCCCATGCTTTGGCATATGCATATTTATCACGATTTTTTATAAACTGCTCTGCTAAAAATTTATAAGACTTAAGTGCTTTTTGTGATTTTTTAGTAGGAGGGCTTGGTTTTTTAATCTGTGCCTCTGGTTTTATTTCTACTAAAAATTCTTCAAAACCATCTTCAGTTTTTGTTTTCATATAAAAATCGGGATAGTATTTATGTTCTCTTTTATCGAATGACCATATATATTTAATCTCTACAGGCTCGCTGGACCATTTTACTACATTATCTTTATTATCACACATTATCATAAACTTGCGCTCCCACGAGGATCTAAATATGATTGGTGTAGGTCCAATATATTTTTCCGGATATTTTGGTGTATAATAGCCTTGTATAAATCCAGAGTTACCGTTAGGCTGTAGATTTTTTATTGACATTTAAATGTTAAACATTCCACCATCGCTATCTGATCCAGAGGTATTAACTCTATCAATAGACATTGTGTTTTTATATTTTACTGGGTGTATCTTATTCCATCCCTTAGCATAGCCTCTTTTTGCAATCTCTGTAAAATAAGCAAATGCGTTTGGGTATTTTGGATTAAAATTTCTCCAGTATTTTAATAGATCTAATAATGCAAACTGAAGGCAATCATTACGATCATCTCCACTAACATAAGTTAATTTATTTATTGTTCGTTCTGCAAGTAAGATAAACATCTTTTCTGCAGTTGGAGTTAGTTTATCCAGCTCTTTAGACTTTACAATCTCATTATAAAGGTCTTTGTTATTTAAATAATTCTTCTTTCTAGGCACGTTATCTTTAGTTTGTTTACTATTATATGCAAAAAAACCCACTTGTTTCCAAGTGGGTTTTAAACCATTATTTTAAATACTACTTACGCTAGTTCTTCAGCGGGTAATGTGATTTTAAATTTTTCAATTCTCATTGGTTCATCTCCAGCAAAAACTGTTAAAATATCATCCTTTGCAGCTGATGTATATTCTAATGCATCAACCTTTACTTCAGTATCTGTATTAAGTCCTTCAGTTTTAGAGTTAATAGTAGCTGTAACATAACCATCACTTCTATTTAGAATAGATTCTGATTGTAAGTTGGTTATTTCTTCTTGAATTCTGGTAATTTCAGAATTTAATAAAGTATCTGCTGCTTTAATTTCTGGAATATTTCTATCTGCTTCATCTAGTCTTCCTTTTTGATCTTTTAAAAATGCAATCATCTCAAACATTGTTTGAATCTTAGCATTCTTTTCAGCTCTTCTCTCTTTAAATGATTCAAGAATATCTTCAACCATAAATGTAATGTCGGATCCAGTTTCTTCTGCAACATATTCAATTGCGGCATCTGCTAACATTTTTTGAAACTTAACAAGTTTTGTAGCCTCGTTAATTCTACAAACAAAAATATTATTATCTGCTCTCATTGTTAACATTTTTACATTGTTATCAATAGACTCTGTAATAAATTCTAAGACTTTATAGCTTTCAAAGTTTTTACCTGCAAAATTAAAAGTTTCAAAAAGAGGTTTATCTTCATATCTAATTTGGCCTGCAGCAAATACATGTTCAGTAATATTTTCTGAAAGTATCTCTGTAGTATTAGCAAAGAATTTGTTCTCATTAGCACTATATCTGAAATGGATTGCCAATGGCCCTCTTTTAATTTCATCTATATTAGATTCTACTAATTTAATTTCTTTTTTAAGTTCGGTTACTGCTTTATTAGAACCCTTTTTACTTTCTAATACTTTAGCTTCATTTAAGAATTCTAATTTATTAGTTAGTTCTAATAATACATCGTAGTTAGAAGTTGCATTCTCATTTATTTTACTAACTTTAGATTTAGAATTAAAATCATAGTAAAACTCAATTCCGCTTTCATTAATAGTAAAAAGGTTTAAAGCATTAACTAATGTTTTAAATTCGTTAGAAGAATTATTAAAAGATTCTACTACGTTTCCAGTCATTTTAAAATCTTGGCCAGCTGCATGAAAAACAAAACCGTGGTTGTGCTTTGCTACTGGTGAGATTATATTTTTATTTAATTTTGCCATCTTAATTAAGATTTTTTATTTTTTTATATATCTTGTTTTTTATTCATTAAATGGAAGCTCTCTACCGATGACCTTATATGTGTCCCCAAGTAGCGATTTATCATTCTCAGTATCACCTGGATTTGAAGTATTAGAATTACCCATAGTAAATATTCTATTATCTGCCGGCCTTCTTCTTTTAGTTCTAATTAAACTAACATTTTCATCATATAGTCCAGGTAAGTCTGCTCCAGTTGGTTCGTAATTTTCAGCTGTTTTAACCCATTGGCCATCAGTACATTCCCAAACACTTCCATCTTCATCATAATATTTACCAGTAACATCAGTACATGTTAAATATCCATTTGGATCTCTATAATTAGCCCATACTGCTCCGTTATCATTATAGTCTCTTCTGATAAATTTAGTATAAATGTCTTCTTCAAAGTCAAATGAAGGAATAAATGAATTTATTTCTAGACTAAAGGTTACTTTATGGTTTCCTTTATCGTCAAATCCATACTCTACAGGCCTTTCTTGTGTATAATCTTCTGGCATCATATACTCAGATGAGATTCTATATGTGCCCTCATCTAAATGCCCAGCGTCTACATTATAGAAGTTAGCCTTGTACATTTTTTTAATAATAGCCTCGGTAACCTTAAACATATCTAATTGGCTAGAGAGTATGATTTCAATATCAACGCCAATATTAACTGGTATCATTTCAAATTCTGCAACATAACTTTTAAATTCACCAGTAGCTGCAATCATATTATATTGTCCTAAGTTTCTTTTATTAACCAACTTAGATGGATCTATTGCAATGCTTGTTAGATTAACAATACCTCTTGGTACTCTATCATAATTACCATCAGCCTTTGTCGGTTCCGGATCACAATTTTCGCCATTTAATGTACTAAATAGAAAGTTATCTCTCATAAAGTTTTCATCTCCAGCTATTGCATAGTAAAATGGAACATCTACTATCACCCTTTCATCCTGATTAATTTGTCTCCAAAAACTTAGTTTTGAATTTAAATCAGCTAAAAGCCCAACAACAATATGTCTTACAACACTATCGTCTTTATTAAATTTAAGATTATAACTTGCCATTTTTTATAGGTATCTTTCTGCCATTCTTTTCCAGTTAGGAAGTCCAGCCATTTTAAATCCTGCAGCTTTTACAAAAGTTCTCATTGAGACATCCTTTGCCTGTGCCATAAAATCAAATATTTCTTCTTTTTCATGCAGTGGCATATTAGTAGGCTCTAAGTGTGGTAAAAGTTTTTTCATTCTTTCCATAAGAGTTGCATCATCAGGATTAACATCGATTAGTATCGATCTAGATCTAATTGCTCCATCTGGATCTGCTTTATCTTTTGGTAAGTTTGAAATAAAAATCACGCGACCAGAAAATTCAAATGAATTAGGTACGATACCTGCTTCTTGTAAGTTAAACTCTTCTTCTGGGTCTACGTCTTTAGGATCATAAACTGCTTTAGTTTTCTTTAGGTATGAAATCTTTCTAACAGCCTTTGTATCTAAGGCAGCCTTCATTAAGTTTCTACCATTCTCATCTCTAAATACTGCATCACAATCATCAAATACTAAAGTACCATTTCTATATTGATAAAACTTTTTATACATCATTATTACCGATGCAGCACCTGATACTATTACATAATCATCTTCTTCTATAAGACCCTCATCTTTTAAGGCTCTCTCCACATTATAAGTTTTACCAGTACCTGCTCTACCAGAAATAAATAGAGAGTTAAATGCACCAGCACCAACTCTTCTAGATATTTGGTAAATATCATCCATAGTCTCTTCTAAGAATTTAACCTTATCGTTTACAGTAGCTTCATTAGCAGTCTCAACTGCAGGCTTTCCCTCTATTGAGTTTAGATTTCTTTTAAGTTTAACAAGAGCTCTATATGGAACTCCTAATTTTTCAGCAATTTTAGTAGCTGGCATTCCAGTAGACAATAGAACTTCTACTTCTTTTTTCTCTTTTGTAGTAAATGAATGTGATGATTTTTCTTCAATAACATCCATTGATTCTGCAACAGCTTCTACATAAGCGCTATCATTAATTAATAATGCAAATTCATGTAAAAGTTTAATGATTGGAAAATTATCTGATGTTAATTTAAAATCTACCTTTCCACTTGCGTGGTCATTACTATATTCTAAAGCTCCAACAATTCCAATTGCATTTCCAGTAGGCCCAACAACTCTAAACATAGAATCATCTTTGGCTGAATAGAATGCAACACCTTCCGTTGTTTCACCGTCTACTGTACTAATAACTATAAATGGAAATTTCCTATAGCCTCCTTTAGTTTTTTTATTAATAAAACTTGCAATAATATCTGCAGCTTTATCTAACTTTGGGTTGTAAAGGCCAACCGACTTTACGTTTTTAGCTTCATTTACAAATTGATCAAAATTAAAAAATTTCATTATTAAGTCTTTGTTTTTTATTATATATCATAGAATATGTTACTCTATATTTTCAATACTAAATTTAGAGAAACCATTCTCGCGGAATATTTGTATTTTCTTATCAAAAATCTCATGCGGTAGTACCGTATGGTTGATAACAAATGTATTTATCTTGTTTTCTTTGATAACTTGATTTAATATCTTTAGTATGTTGTAAACACCATCATGGTCTACAGAAGACAAGAGTTCATCTAAAAATAAAAGATTAAGTTGTGGAAATCTTAGCTTTAGTATTTTAATAATTGCAATGATAATAATAAAATCTGCTTTCTTACGTTCACCAGTAGAAAGAGTAAGTGGATTAATATCTTCACCTAAGTGATTAATAATACAGTCAAACTTTTCATCAAATCTAATATGGAATTGTAAATGCATGGTTGAAGCCATAGCAGCAATATTAGCATTAAGTCCTGGTAGAATAGTTTTAACTGCAAGATTCTTAACTCCATCTTCACCTAATACTTGTTCTACAATTTCCATAAAATTATAATCAGCATTTAGATTATCCTTCTCATTAGACTTAGTAGCCTCTTTAGTTTCAAACTCCGTGATTAAAGTTTTTAAATGGTCGAAGTTTTTATCATCAGGTGTATTTTTAAGTTTTAATAGCTCTGCCTTTAATTGGCCCATATTAATCTTATGTTCTCTGATATCTCCCTCTAAATCAAATTTTAATTCTCTTGCATCTGTTACCTTTTCTGATAAAACATCCATCTCAACTTTAAGAGATTTAATACTATCCATGTTTGTTTTGATATTTTCTTCAAATTCACACTTTTGATTTGTGTGCCATTCTGAATCTAATTTGGTCTCACATGTTGGACAGTGACCACTTTCATATAGAGCTAACTTTTTCTTTAAGTAGTCTATTTCTCTTTTAATATCTTTAGCATCAGAATGTTTATCATTATATTGTGAGTTAAATTTGTTCATCTCACTTTCATGATTCTTTCTTTCCGTATCTAACTTTTCAACATTACCCTTTAGTGATAATAAACCCTCTTTTAATTCTTCGATCTTAGATTTATTAGCAGTATTAGATTCTTCTAAGAGTGTGTTTAATTTACCACGAACTGATTTAATAGATTCTAAAAGCTGGTTAAGTTCAGATTCATAAGTATCAATATCCATTTTGACTTGCTTACGTTCTTCCTTAATCTGCCTTTGCATATCATTAAGAATAGAGAAACCAAACATCCTATCAATAATTTGTCTTTTGTCACTATTGTTCATAGTTAAAAAAGATTTAAAATCATTAATTGACAGAATAATAATATTTTTAAATACATGGTATGGTATCCCGAAAACTTCTTCTTCTAAATAGTCTTGTACTGATTTTTTACCAGCCTTATCAAATTCAATACCATTAATCATAACAGAAAACTTATTTGGCATAAGCCCTCTTTCAATATCGATTTTCATAGTACCGCATTGAATACCTATTTTAACAAGTAGATCTTTGTTAATTCTATTCGGAAGGTCAGAAAGCTTTACACCTTCTACTTTTCCATATAACCCATAAATAATTGCATTAGCAATAGTGGTTTTACCATCACCATTCTTACCTAACGTTAAAAACAACTCGGATTGATCTTGGTCAAATTCTAAGCGTTGTGTTTGATTTCCGTAAGATGCAAAGTTCTTAAATTCAATATAGTCTATTCTCATCTATCAGTATCGTAATTATATGCACATAAATTATACAGTTGTTGTAACTTAGCCTTAACCTTTTGTTTCATTTCCTCATCATCACCAATACCTTCAACATACATATTACAAAGATTAAGAATATTGTAATTCTTATACATTTCTTCTATTTCGTCTATGTCATGAAAATCTTTATCAATATAATTATCTTCTTGGTAAATGTTAGGTTCTAGCTTTCTACTAATATGTTGAATTTTATTAATAAGCTTTGAAAGAGCATTTGATGTTGCTATTTGACTAGGAACATAAAGATCTACAAAATTATTTTCTATCTGTGATTTAAACGATCCTAATGTAATATCAAACAGCTGTGTGATGTTATATTTTAAAAACTTAGGTGATATATGGTTTTCAAAGAAAGTCTCTGACATGTCCTCTAAGTCGACAAGGTCAAATCCTTTTGCATTATTAGAATCTGATCTAGTTAATTGATAAGGCACTCCGACCATTAATAGTTTACCACGTTCTTGTCTAAAGTGAATATGTCCACTATAAACTCTTGTATACTTATCGTAAATATTAGAATCAGTACCATGTTCATTCTTAACTTTAGCATTAAGGTAAATACCTCTTACTTCAGAATGACAAAATACTATATCTGCAGTTGGAAAGTCTGCTAAAGTTTCAGCTTCATGTTCTGCATCCCTTCTCCATGGCATCATTAAGATATTACGATTAGACCATTTCATTAATTTAGGCTCTTTGTAAATCTGTACATTTGGGATCCACTTAAGACTATCAATTGAAGTAATCTCATTACTTTTCTTGGCCCATATATCATGGTTACCACAAATAACATGAACTGGCAAGATCTCACCGAGTCTTTCAAAAAGATTTACAGCATAATTTAAAACCTTAATATTAATAGATTGCCTATTATCAAAGGTATCTCCTACTTGAACTAGAACATCCCCTGGTTTTACATTTTTTTTAAGCGTTGGTATAAATACGGTTTCAAAGAATTCTTTTTGAATATTAAGCCATTCTACTGAATTAGCCCTAACACCAAAATGTAAATCCCCTAATACCCAAACTCTATTTGCACCAGCGTTAATAGTTTTGGATTCGATCATTCTAAAATAATTTTTTAATGTTCTTTCTATCTAAAATTCCAGTACGGATATCTAGTTCTTGTATTAAGTCTTCTTTGTATACATTTGATAATGAACTATAAAATTTATCTGGCTTAATATCGAAATAAACACAGAGTTCACTAAATAAATCTATTCTACTATATTTAGCAATCATCTCATCTACAATAAATCCGTAAACTTCATTAATGTCTGCCTTTTTTAATTTAGTACATCTGCCTAAATCATCCACTTCATTAAATTTTTTAAATCTAGACTCTTCAATTAATTCATGGATCCACCTTGCTATCATTTCAAAGTGAATTCTTTCTTCTTCGTGTAATCCGTCATCTAATGAAGGATCTAAATCAAATTTTATAGTGCCGTTTAATTCAAAGTCTGGTGAGTCAAATGAATTATTAAATATTTTATCGTTTGCCATGTTTTTATTTTTTATTATATGCTGTGTAGGTTTGAGTTTGTAATATCATCCGTTTCGATTAAACGCATATAATTCCAATCAATATCTAATTTACACTTTGTGCCTTTACCTTCACCATCTCTAATCTTTAATAATTTAAGCCAATATTCTGCGTTAGCTCTCATTAAATCATCTTGAATAATACCTAACATAACATCTGCTGTATGTGAAAGACCTGCAGATTCTGCAATATCTGTCATTCCAATGTCAGATGAGTTATACCCATTTCTTGTGATTTGAGTTGCAGTAACAATTAACCAATTATTACGTATGCCCATTGCTCGAAGGTCTTCAGCAATTTGCTTAATTTTCATATAAGTGTTTTCTGTATTTTGATTTCTATAATTAGCTAAAATGTTAATATAGTCAATTACTACAGCTCCTACTTTAATTTGTCTTTCTTCTTCTATTTGACTAACATAAGCTTCAATATCTAATACAGTGGCTTGTGATGTTGGAAACTGTTTAACAAACAATTCACCTGGTGGTGTAAATCCATCGCCGACTGCTTCTAGTCTACGTTGTACATGTTCTTTATTTTTAGCCTTTTCAGCATAGTCATTAATATTAATACTAAGTAGATTAGAACCAATACGTTTTACAAACTTATGAGCAGCCATCTCTGCAGTAATAACTACAGTATTTGTACCCATTTTTACAAAGTTAGCAGCATCATTTGCTAAGTAAATAGACTTACCAATGTTTTGTTCACCAGCATATACAATTAAATTACCACCTTTATCATAACCACCTCCAAGTAATCTATCTAAGAAGTTATATCCAGTGCTTACCTTTTCAGATTCTTTCTGATCATGTGAGTCTACCTCAAAGAAGTTAAGACCTAGATCTGAATTAAATGTTAGATTGTTTCTATCATTTATTAGACCCTTAACTTTTTGTATAACTGAATCTGCATTTTCTGGAGTTACTTGTGTGGTTTTAATATACTCAATTGTATCAAATAGAGAAGTATCAAAAGTTCTCCACTTAATCCATGATTCTGCAGTACTAGTTAACCATTCCTCATCATACTGATCTAGATCTACTTGGAATAACATATCCAGTATATTATCAGTAACCTTATCTTTAGCTTTATTAGAATGGCTTACTAATAATTTAATTTGCTCTTGTGTTGGAGTCTCATTAAACTTAGTATAGAACTTATTAGCCAAGTGACTAAGCACATCAATCTCTTCGGACGTATAATATCCACTTTTAATTGCTTGTAGGTATTTAGGCTTTTGTAAAGAAAGTCTAAAGAATATTTTCTCAAAATCTTGTCCGAATTGCATATGTATTATTTTAAGGTTCTATGCTAAATGAACCACTTTGTTTACCAGTAGGTTCTATAGCCCAAAGGTTAATTGCAATAGCCTTTCTAATACCACTAGTAACATTACTTACTCTATGGTAATATTTACCAGCATCGAAAATAATCAATCTATTAGGCCTTGCATAGATTCTCTCTGGATCTTTATCTGGGCCATGTGAATAAATTTCTAGCATTCCACCTTCAAATAAGTCTTGTTCAGGATAGTAAACTGTGCCAATATCTGGTGTTGATAATTCGCCAGTAGCTTTCATTAATTCTTCATCTTTATCAATATGTAAATCAAGCTTATCATTAAAGCCATCATCTACCGAAGATTGAATACCAGTCCAGTACTCAAATCCTTGTATTGTAAATGTTTTAGTTATAGGACAATTTTCTGCCCAAATATATTCTATAAGTTCTTTTTTAACTGAGTTCGCTGGACTATTCCACCAGCCGTCCCACCAATAATACTGACCTGGATCGCTAAAAAAATTAGGGTCATTTTGGATCTTATCAAGAAGCGATCTGTCCTTTATAAAGTTATCTATTACTATTATCATTCGAACGGGTTTATTAAAATTTTATATGCTTCTTTACCTTCTTCTTCATTAGTTTGTTCTAATAGACCTAATTTTTTTAAGTCTTCTAAAGATTCTAATAAATGTGGTTGTTCTATTTCAGGGAATCTATATGTCTTTAAAGCATGAAGTGTGAAGCTACCCTTATATCTGTCAGGGCTACGCTCACACATTCTTACTTCATTATAGACAATATCAAATCCAGTTGGATATCCTGGAAGATCTTTTTCTATGCCGAGAATATACTTTATTGGAGTATTATCCTCATTAATCTTCATCTGTTGCGCCCATTAATTCGTCAACATTAAGCTCTGTACTTGTATTATAGTTAAATAAGTCATAAACTTTTTTGTCGATTTTTTCTAGAATTTCTTGTGTAAATACCTTTTCACTAAAGAATTCTTTATTTGATACAACTTCATCTATGTGTTTACAAATCCAGCCCCTTGCTGTTGCCTTTGGAATTTTAACACCCTTTTCAATACTACCTCTAGTAATACCAATATCTTCCCAGTCAATATACTGTTCTAATCCAACATACTTGTTCATACCTTCACTAAAGTGCAAGTGGAATTTAATAGGGTGTGGTTTTGCAAATCTATTTTTATTTGGTTTTGCATTTACAATAATACCAGCCTTTTCTCCACCTTCTTTAAGTTGTGCTTTACCTAAGAATAAAACAATTGATGCTGCATATTCTGGCCCAGTTCCACCACCAGCAACTTGTCTTGAAATAAAATCTTGAGTCTGGTATGTATGGTTAGTAAATAAGAATGGAATTTTTAAATCAGCTAATGGCGTCATAATAATTCTAAAGATAGACTTTAAGATTTTAGAACGTGTCATATCTGATTTTTCAGATCCAGTTCTTGCATCATCAATCTCCTTTGCAGTTGCTAAGTTACCAGCAGAATCTAAGATAATCATAACCTTAGGTACTTCACCACCAGCTCTTTTTACATCTTGCATCTTTCCAGTAATGGTTGTTACAGAAGTTCTAAACTCTTGTACAGTATTAATTGGTTGATAATTTACCTTAGTAGTATCAATACCAAACTTCTCCATTAGAGTTTTATCAACTGCTGCTTCAGAATCATAAAAGATAACACTATATCCCATGTCAATTGCTCTCTTGACAGAGTTTAGGATTAAATAAGTTTTTCCAGTTCCAGAAGGTCCAGCAATCGAACAAGATCTATTGTTAGGCCATCCACCAAAAAGTGAACCACTAACACATGCATTCAAATGATAATTACCAGTGTCAATCCACTCTGTAACCTCACTAAATGTTGATTGATCCATTACAGATCCTAATGGGTTTAAATTAGCTAGTTCTGCGTTAATATCGTCAAAACTAAATTGTTTTTTTGTTTTTGCCATAATATTGTATGATTATTTTTCAAAAAGTTTCTCTTCTTCAATTCTTAAAGCTTCCAACTCTGCTAAAAGCTTATTAGCCTCTTCTTTTAATTCGGCTATATTATTCTCTATAACAGACAATTTCACATAAAGAGTTTTATATTTCTCTATATGTGCTGCCTGTTCTGGTGTCATATTAATATCCATATCTTATTCTGGAAATTCTATTTTAAATTGATTAGGATCTGGCTGATCAGCCTCTTCTATTTTCCATATCAAACTTCTAACTTGTTCTCCAAATTCCATATTATTAGGAAGTTCATTATGAAGAGATTTAATTGTTTCGTAAAATGTTGGTGTTGTCATAATTATTTTTATTTTAAAATAGTGCCGAAGCATAGATTAAGTTTGTATCTAGTGTTTGTAAGCCACACGCTACAAGAACTCTATTAAGAGGATCTATCATTGACTTTTCAAATTGAGTATCATAGTCAACTTGTGGTGCAAACTCATAAGGGTGGTCTCCAGGCATATAAGCGTAAACTTCACTAATTGGACTTTTACAATTATAAATCTTAAGCTTTTCACCATTACCGATTACTTTATACTTTGTTTTATATTTTGCATTAGTATTTAATAAGTAATTATAATATCCTGCGGCCTTTACATTTGCTGGACATTTTAGACCTACTTGTAATTCAATTTGGTCATCTACAATATACTTTTCAATATTATTAGTTCTACGATTAAAACTAATATCGTCTATATTTGCCATTTGAAACTCTTTCTTAGTCTCTTTCATAAAATTAACTAGAGTTTGCAGATCTTCTGCAGTTGGAGAACTCCCTCGAGTAAATATAATTTTAAGAGCTTCTACAAGTTTTTCTCTAACAAATTTAGGTGTTGAAGATTGAATTGTATCAAAGCCGATAGTCTTAACCTTCTTAAGTGGTTTATGTCTATCTGTTACTTCTAATTTATCATCCCACGCAAGATTCTGAATATACTTTTTCTTTGCTAACCAGATTCCATTATAAGCTAATGATTCTAGTTCAAACATTAAGTAATTATCAGTGTTTCTAGCATCTGCATATTTTTCCATACACTTAGTAATATAATCCCTAAGTCTAAATGCATAAAGCTCTAATATAAAAACGTCAATTGCGACCTTTTTATCTTCATCTGGCCATACAATAGATTCATATAAATCTTGGAATTGAATATAGCAAGAATCAGTATCAATGTAAATTACTGCAGGTTTTTCAATCTTACCTTTAACTTTAAATCCAAAATGCTCGTGAACTTTTGTATCTTTATGCCAGAACTCATTTACATATTTGTTTAATATGTCTTCTGAATAAAGAATAGCATTTTTACTCTGCTTAGTAATAGACTCTGCAATATTNATATCAAAAAAGTGNAACCATTTATTTCCAAATGCACCATAGATAGAGTTAAGTGTTAACTTAACCGCTTGTTCATACGCAGTATACTTAGCCGAAAGCTGCTCATAATGATTTATGAGCAGCCCAGCTTCAGTTTGTGAAAGTTGATCTATTGGTTTATTTTCTAATTCTTTGATATCCATTAATTACGCAGTTTGGCAAGTTGATATTGTTAATAATGTATCTGAGTTGTTTGATTGGAATACAACTTTAGAGTCAGAAACATATACCGTTTGCTCTTCGCGATCTAATAGATTTAAGTACTTTTTATAAACTGTTACTTTACCAGTTCCATTTGCCGCAGGATTAACTACAACTTTAAATGATTTACCATCTACATTTACACCAGCAACATCTGATTTAATGTTAAATGTTTCTTCTTTATCTAAAGAGAATAGGTTCTTTACTTTGCCTAACATGTGAGTGTCTAATGCAAAATCAAACTTACCATTATCTCTAGCAAATATTGCTTCAACTTGTGCTTCAGTAAGATCTTTAAATCCTAATGTCGGCTCTGAACAAGATAATGTAATTTCTAATTCGTCATTAAAAATACGGAATGTAGATGCAACTAAGTCTTCATCATTCTCAATAAATTCAATTTCACCTTTAATAGCATCATGATCAAAGTGCTTAATAGCATCAATAACTTTGTTACCTTCAAAGAATGCAATTTTCATTTCTTTATCTGTATCAGGCCATTCGCTGATTTGGAAGATTTCAGAAACGTCTACGCTGTGGCTTTTTACAGCATCACGTTGTGGTAAATAAACTACAGATTTTACTCTGCCCTCGGATACTTTCATATAGATGAAAGAGTCAATTAGCTTGACACGGTTTATAAACTCTGTCAATGCATGTTGGTCAATACGATCAATTTTTAACTTCATGTTTTTTGTTTTTTTAAATATAGTTATTATATGTGTAGAACTAGATTAGTTTCACTAAGTTTAGAGCAAAAAAAGGGCAGAGATAGTAGCGAACTTTTCTCTGCCCAAGCCGTTAACTAAAACGGTCCTAAAATCCGATCGTATTTCAGATCGGCGTTCTATTATCCATCACATGATAAACAGTCTGGATCTGTTGCGGCCATTGCGATATCGCCTCTTAGTACAGATTCTGTTCTCATATAATAGAGTGTTTTAACTCCTTGTTTATAAGCTTCTAAATGAACTTGATTAATAAATTTAGGCGTAGCTTCAGAAGGGAATGCTAAATTTAAACTTACAGATTGGTCAACATATTGTTGCCTAACACCTGCTTGTTTTACAAGCTCTAATTGATTTACTTCTTTAAAGGTTTTAAATATATTTTTTAAAGACGTATAATCTCCTTTATCCATATCCGGAATTCTATCAAAAGCTTTTAACTTTAATGGTTTATTATCTTTTGAAATAGGCTCTCCAATTCTAACTTTATATTCATCAATAAAATCAAGCCCTAAAATACTACCACCATCTGCTAGGATTTGATCCCAAACAGGTTTAGTATTCTTACCAATTAAATCTAGAGCTGCTTCTAACGTTGGGTTCTTTCTAATAAAAGTACCCTTTGCTGTTTGTTCTGTAAACACGTTAGCAGCCCAAGGCTCAATCCCTGCAGATACATTACCGGCAAGTTTTGAGTTGCTTACAGTTGGTGCCACAGCTCTGAGGTGAGTGTTTCTCATTCCAGTTCCTACGCACCATAAAGGCTCTCCCATTTCTAAAGCCATATCTCTAGAAGCCTTTTCACTTTCAGTCTTTAATTGGCTAAAAATCTTTCTAGTCTCGAATTGAGCAGTTAAGCCCTCAAAAGGAATATTGTTATTCTGTAAGTAAGTATGCCATCCAAGAACTCCAAGTCCTAATGCTCTACCTTTTTCTGCAGATCTTACTGAATTCTCAAAGCCTCTCATAAATTTAGCCTTTTGGATAAATTCGCTTAAGACTCCATCAAGAAACCAAGTTGCGGTATAGACTAAATCAGTATCTTTCCATTCTTTATATCTTGCTAAGTTAACAGAAGATAAACAACAAACGAATGAATGTGATTCATCTGTATGTAACGTAATTTCAGAACAGATGTTAGTCATATAGACTTTTAATCCGTTTTGCTTATAAGCATCTGGATTTGCTCTGTTGACATTACCCTTAAACATTATATAAGGCTCTCCGGTAGATCTNCGTTTTCTAAGTACTGCGGCCCATCTTTTTCTAGACTCTTTATCGCCAGCTTCTACTTTTTGCATAAAGCCATCCGGAACTACAACACATTGATGCATATTAAGAGATTGTCTATTTACATCTCCTTTAGGCTCTCTAATTTCTAGCCATTCCCAGAAATCATCATGTTCAATATCAATATTAACTGACGCAGCTCCACGTCTGACAGACCCTTGGTTAGTAGCAAGGATTGTAGAGTCATATATTTTACAGAACGGTACGACTCCGTCGCTTGTTCCATTACCTGTAATTTTTGCACCTGCTGGTCTAATTTGATTTATTCCAATCCCAACGCCACCACCATGCTTAGCAAGCAACATCATTTCTAGATTTTTTTCACCTATATCGTGAATTGAATCTGCAACATCAATACCAAAACAAGAAATAGGAAGTCCTCTTTCTAATCCAGTGTTTGATAGTACAGGAGAGGCTAGGTTTAACCAACCTTTCCATATATAATCAAAAAACTTGCTTGCCATTTCTGGTTTTTCAAGTCTTTTTGCAACTGTAGTTGCAACTCTCCAATATGCATCTTTAGGTGTTTCACCATCTATAAGATATCCATTGCTTATTGTTTTAACGTAAATTTCTGTATTTGCCCAAGTTGGAAAGTCAACTCCTAACTCCCAGCCTAGGTCTTCTCCGTAGTTTATTTCTTTTTCTGTCATATTATTTTATTAATCGAATAAATCGTCCTCATCCCAGTTTTCGTCTTCGCCGGCTTTAGCATAATCAGTAGGTCTGATTGCAAAAAAGTCCGTATGTGTATGTCCTCCAGTTAAATGATAGAACCAATCTAACTCTGCTGCCATATCTTCATTAAATTTAAATTCAGATTCATAGCCTAATTCTATTAGTTTTTCATTAGTTCTTTTAGTAATAAAGTGTTTTAAGTTTTCAGCTTTCATATTATCTAAATCGCCCATCTCAAACATTTTATCAATAAACTTATGTTCCATTTGGCGCATCATATCTGCTGCTTGTAATACATCTTGGTAAACCTCTTGTTTCAATTCTGGATACTCTGTGCACATATGTCTAAATAATTGGCAACCCATTTTAGAGTGAAGTGATTCATCTCTAACTGACCATTTCATTTGCTGCCCAATTCCTTTAAGTAAGTTTCTCATTTGGAATGAGTATAAAACTGCAAACGAACTATAGAGACTTACTCCTTCTGCAAAAGCAGAAAAAATTGCTAAAGATCTTGCAACCTCTTTTCTTGCTATTGGATTTTCAGCTAAATCTTGGTGTGTATAATTTGCAGAAGTTGAAGTTAGTAGCTCAAACTTTTCTGCAATTGCCGGTTCATGTAAGAACGCAGCAAAATCTTCTAGGCCTAATGTTTCATTTAAGTAAGAATAAGCTGTTGCATGGATAGTTTCTTGAGAGCCGAACATCATTGCCATCTGTTTGATTTCATGTTTCGGGAACCATGTTGTTACATATTGTGTCCAATAATCAGAAACTGCACATTCTGTTTGTGCAAAACCTAAAAGTATATTACCTACAATATTTTTTTCTGATTCTGTTAACTTTTCATTCCAATCTTTAACATCTCCTTGCATGGAAATTTCAGTATGTAACCAAAATGCTTGTGCTTGTTTAAGCCAACCTTCGGTGTAGTACTCTGGGTACTCAAATGGCTTATATTCTATTCTTTCTTTAAATAATGACATATTTGCTAATGATTTTTTTAATATTCAGTTAAGGCTAAAAAGGGTCTGCTTTTAGGTAGACCCACTTTAATCGATAACATAAGTTGTTTAATAAAATTACTAGCAGCGCTGCTTAGTGTTTTATATATCTTCATGCTGCTGGTAATTTTTAAATTTATACTTTAAATTTTTTTTTCAATTCGTGGGCTTTTTCATAATAAGTATAAGAGGTCTTCTTATATTCTTTACGTTGTCCATATAGATCGCTTAGGATCAATTTTAACATTGAATCTTCTTTTTTGTAGACAGCTCCGTTTTCACAAACAATAATATCTTTTTCTTTTCTTTTTTGTATAACTTCCATTTCTGGAATCATTTCTACAAAAGAATCTGGAGAGATATTAAACTGTCTCATGACTGATGGATATAGAGAAGCAAAATCAAATGCGCTTACTCCTGAATAATATCCGACTATTGGTTGCTTAACAAAAGCGCCCTCGTATTTGGTATCTTTTTTAGTTTCGCGGTCCCACTCCACTGCAATTTTTTTATTGTCAGCTGCTAATTTTCTAGCGATTAAAGATTCTGTAACTGCAACCGGGGAGGCTGCTTTATATAGAGGCATTCTTGTAATTGTTGCTAAAGTCAATAGAACTTCCATTGATCTTAGCTTTTCATCTATATAATATACAAGACATGAATCTACTACATTATAATAAATATACTTCTGAAAATTGTTTTCATACAATTCCTGTAAACCACCGGTATATTTAATTTTGGCAACATCAAGTACTGCGTCGGAAACAAAATCAAGTGAATTAGATTCTTTAACAGCAACCGATCTATCGTACTTATCATANANNTGCATGTAATCTAAAATACCCATATGTAAAGGTCGACTATCTTTTTTATCTAAAGAGCCAGTAATGGCTACTTCGGTTAAATCGATTTGAAGGCGTTTACATCTATTAACTATATATTGCCAATCATAATTAATGAAATTCCAGCCGGTCATCATAGGAAACTTAGGTAAAAACTTATGCAAGAATGTATATAACATATTATACTCATCCTTAAACTTGTAATAAGAGAATTCCCAATCTTGGTCATAATCTTTAAAATGCGCATTTGTATCGTCTTCGATCTTTTTGATTTCAGCTGGAGACATATCCTTTAGTCCAAGAACAATAGCCTTACGTTCTGGTGTGATAATAGAAAACGATAGGATTCTAGATTTAGCTTCTTCTGGTTTTGGAAAACCATCTACAATTTCTGTTTCAATATCCACAAAATAAGTACGTGGCATATTAAACTCATAAATTTCTTCTTTGTCTTTTTCTGGCAGACTATCCATAAAATAAAGTAGACTAAACTTATTAAATGATTTAGAAATACTACGTTTTATAGAACGGCCATCCCAGTTTTTAAAGTTTTGATCTCGCCACTTATCACTATCTTCTGCAATAGTCCAGTTTTGGAATTTGTCTACAGGGTATCTTTTAAATGAAACCTTACCCTCTTTGTTATAATAAGATACGATAAGCTCGCGCTCGGTTTGTTCTATATCTAATAACATTAATAGCCTCTTTTTTGACGTTGAACATTCTCTTCTGCTTTTGCAAAATAGTAATTGTAAGCGGTCTTTGCGTCAAGGCCTATGGACGCGGCATAATTAATAAAGAAGTGTAGAATATCTACCCATTCCATATATAGTTCTTTTTTATCATCTTCAGATAGATCAGAAACTTTCTTGTTATCAAATGTTGAGAAGTCTTTCTTCCAGTATTTCCATACTGCATTTCCACTTCCGTCTTTAATTCCACCAAGAGCATCTGTCATTTCGTGAATTTCATC